ACCCCCTACGGCAGAGCCAAGACCAAGACCATGAACAGCCTCAGTATCAGCCTCGTGAGTACGGGACTCCGCGAAGTCACGAGCAGACACGCCATGCTCAACCGTCGCACCAGCAGTATGAGTCACAGCCGGAGTTGAATCCGAACCGCGAGTCACAGTAATCGTTAGACCCGAACGGGCCGTGACAGTTACCACTTCCTCATTCACCGTATCGCGGTCAATGATCAGAGTGTACGGATACAGGGAAGGCCAACCCGTAACACCAGCAACGTTCATAGTCGTGGCAACCGCAGTAATGTTAGCGGTCAGGGTAGTCTTACGTGCCGTAGAAGAATAGTACCTAGTGGGAGTACCCATATGTATCCTTAGCGGGTGTAGTAACTACGGTTGGGGAAAATGTTCTGGAGCTTGCGAGCCTCTTCAGCGAGACGGATCTGATACAACTGAAGCAGATACTTGCCCATCTGGGCTGCACCACCGACAGGGCGCATGTTCGCGGAGAAGTCAGCTTCAGCCGACATACCCGCAAGATGCGCTGCATCAAAGTACGGGACCAGGCGGTACGCTGCACCGAGACGAATGACATCCTCGCAAGACGACGGCAAACCGGTAACAGTAGAAAAGTTGTCATTGTTGTTCGTCAACACCGTAGGCTGCTTCGTGAAAGAAACACGGACCTTCCGGCCAGGAACAATCATGTCATAGATAGACACAGTGACACCCGACGGGAACAAAGTAGTGTCAGCATTCTTATCGACACGGTACCGACGGATCGGAGCCCACTCCTGAGACGGGCCAATCTGCTGCCAAGACAAGTGGAACACGTCGTCGGCACCAGCAGGCAAACCGTACGTAGTGACCGCTGCTGAGAAATCAAACTCAGTAGAAGCAGTACCGTACAAGTCAGGGAAAGCACCCTGGATCGCGTCATTGATAGACTGCTTCACGAGGAAGCGAGGAAACATCGGTGACGACACGACACGGACACCAGCGGCGTGAGCAGCGGCAGTAGTGGACCTAAACCCGCGACCGTAAGGTGGGATGACGAGAGTAGCGGAACCAGCGTCAATCGTATCAACCTGGATCAGTTCGTCCTCAATCTCCAGCAGACCACGAGACAACGCAGTCGTATCCGCGACAGTGAGAGACAGGGCATCAGCCGTAGTGGACTGCTGCAGGTAGGTAGCCTGGTCCTGAACGGTAGAGAAACCATCCAGGTACATGAGCGTAGCGTCAGTGAGCTGGGCAAACGTAGACATTAGGCATCACTCGCAATAAGGTTAGCGGCCTTAGCCGTATTCTTGGAATTAATCATTGACGCAGGAGCATCCTTCTGCGAGTCATACGGGCGACCGAGAAGTTTCGTCGCCTCCATCGCTGCCTTGATCTTTGCACCACTCGTACCCTCGGGATGGATGCCGTCAGCACGAGCCTGCTTGTAGTCACGAAGATCCCGCTTAGTGTCCTCATACATGGACTGCAACGGACTGTTGATCGTGCCGGCAATAGTCACATTCGCAGACTGCAGACATTCTGCATACGAAGCGTGATCTTTAGTTCGGCAACCCGAGCGACAATTCACACGATCTCCTTGATAAGACTTCCGAAACCAGCAGCAGTAATAGCATCAATCTCTGGCTGTGTAAGAACGTAGTAATGTCCACCAGCGTAGTAATACGTCGCGTTACGAACCTGAACTTGATCAGGGAACTGCTGAAGTAAACCAGTGAACGTGGCCCCAGACTGTGTAACGAGTAGCGATACACCATGATCAATGGGGAAACGAGACAGGAGAATGTTGTCAGTGTAAGACTCTAGGCTCGTAGGCAAATCCAAGTAGTACGACATTCATTCTCCAAATAGTGTTGAGTAGACGAAGGGCCGGGAGTATTAGTCCCGACCCTCCGCCGTTCGTGCAACCTAGAAACTAGGCGATGGACGAACCCGACTCAATGCGGTACAGTGCCTCTTCGCGGTAACGGCTCCAGCCCTGGAGCGAGTACCACCCGACGGGGCGGAAACGCTGCAGCTTATCGACGACCGGACCAAGGACCACACCGGGCTCAACAGCAGTCGCCTCAGCGAGAGCCTGCTTGCCAGCGATGATGGTACGGTACACGGTAGCGCTGGAAGCACCATCGTTAGCCTTGTACGCACGCGGGGTCTCCACGAAGTACGCGCCACCGAGAACGCCCATGACACCACCAAGGATGTTACCGACGTTGCCCTCGGTGTACTTGCGGATATCATCGAACGAACCCGAACCGGACTCGGCACGGAGATCGAACGCAACGTCCGGGTGGACGTATGCTGCGTACAGCATTCCGTCACGCGGGACAGCGTTCGCTGCACGAAGCTTCGCGACAGCCTTTGACACGCGAGCAGCAGAAGCCACATCGGCTGCGTCAACGGTTGCGGTGCTGCTGGCGTTGCCGCCGTAGAGAACGTTCGTGCCCTGGCGGAGAACGTTGACAACAATCTTGTCAATCGAGTCAGCCATGTTGTAAGCAACGATGTTCGCGACACCCGGATCAACGTCCGAGAAAGCGAACTCGCCGAGCTTACGGGTGTTCAGGACGACGTTGCCGTACTCGTTAAGGGTAACGGAAACGGTATCGACATCGCTGATCGCGACAGCATCGGGATCAACAGTCTCAGTGAGAGCGCTGGTCTGTGCGGCGAGATCGTTGTACAGCGAGAAGACCACGGACGAACCGGGCATTGCCTGCTGGACGGGACGCTTATCGGCAAGGTTGCGGAACAGCGGCTGCGAACGAAGAGCGAACTCAACGTAGCGGTCGTAAGCGGTCTTAACGAGACCAGCAAGCGCGGTTGTATCAGTATATGCGTTAGCCATGTTGCGTTGTCACCTCCAAATGGTGAGTTGTAATTGGATAGGCCGTATCGTTTACGATACGTTTGGCCCATTAACATTTTTGAACAGAAGCATGTTCAGTTCTTCAATGCTAGAAGCAGACGCAATCTGCGCTGCAATCTGGGCCGGGTCGCTTGAGAACGGTTGACCCGAGGACTGTGCCTGGGAAATCCGATTCAAAGCAGCAAGCTCAGGGTTAAACTGAGCCGGCGAGGATTCGGCCTCGCTTGAGTCTGCCTGGGTTGCTCCGAACACGTCACCGTATTCCTCAACCCAAGCCGTGACATCATCAGCAGACGTGATATCCTTCGGAATGAAAGCAGCAATCTTGCTGTTCAAGCCACGGGACTCAAGCACGTCCTTGACTGACCTTTCACGAACGGAAGACTGCATCTTGCTAAGTTGCTCCTGAAGTTCCTTCAGTTGCTTTTCCTTAGAACGGTTAGCCTTACGAAGTTCCTTAAGAACATCGGTGCTTCCCTTTGACTCGGACTCAAAGTCGTCGTCGTCATCTTCCCAGTCGTAATTGTCGGCCATTTTATTACTCCCATTCATTAGTGTGACGCAACCCACACATCCACCAGGGGAGATGAATGTGGCTATTGCTACCGGTCTTTGCATCGTCAGGGCCGGTCGGTCTGACGAGAGTCCGTAGCCAAGGAATCGAACCTTGCGTGCCTAAGCGACAGGTTTACAGCCTGCTGCCCCACCTTGGGGCTTGCTACGGGTATTCAATTATTAGAACACTGCGGGACGCGACAATGCGCCCTTTGCGAATCCAGAGGTTCCGCTAAAACGTCCACGCTCACTAGATTGAAGCTTCTTGACCTTCTGCTCAGTCTCAGCGCTAGTTCTCAACTGTGCCTGGAAGGCCTCGGTATCCGTAAGATCCTGTCCCTCAATCTCAGCGAGACGCTTAGTGGTATCGCGTAGTTCGCGAGCCGAAGCAAGATCAGTCTGTAGTGCTTCAAGACTAATGTCCTGACCCTGAGCAAGATCAGCAGCACCAGTGGCAGCACCCAAATCAATGTTCAAACCGGCACGAGTACCGTAACCACCGATTATGGCTGCGTTAGCGAGACGGTTTACCTGGTCAGTTGTGCGAGTGGGATCAAGCACATAAGAAACCAAGGTGGCAGGATCAACATTGTAGTAACGCTGCAGAGAATCCTTAACCTCCTGTGGGGTGTCAGCAATAACCCGCTGAGCATCCTGAATACGGTTGCCAACCTCGTTCACGGAAAGGGAATACTTGCCAACTAGGTCAGCGATAGCATTGCGCTCTTCTCGTGAACCGGAAGTTCCGATGAAACTACCGAGTCCAGCATCGCGGAAAATCTTACGGTAGTCAGATTCAAGGCGAAGGTACTCGCCTTCATTTCCAACATCCGTAATACCCTTAGCGCGAAGATCAAGCAAACCCTTAAAACGATCCTTGTACTGGTTAGATCCACGAACACGTTCAGTCAGTGAGTACGCATCGTTAGCGCCACTCTCCACGATGAACGAATCAATTACACTAGCAAGATCCTCCATACCGTACTGCTGGAAAATCTGCATAAGTAGGTTACGTGCAGGAGCACGGTCATAAGCTGGGGTCACTGGTTGAGTAGTTCCACCACCACCACCGCTACCGGCTCCTCCAGTACCACCAGCACCTTGTGCCTTCTGGATGGCCGCAACAATCGCAGAGCCACTCATCATGGGGTTTCCGGAAATTACAGGAATACCAGCAGCGGTCGCCTGATTCGTAGACTCGATACGCTTTAGCGCACTCCAGGTGGCAGCATTAAACTTGCTAGTATCTCCACCACTGTTAAGAATCTGAACAGCCTGGGCTACAGACGGTTGCTTTACAGCCACGATTACCTCAATCCAAACATGTTCAACACGTCATAAGCGACCTTGGCATAATCCGCCTGAGCGTTATTCGTCAACTGCCAACGAGGGTCCTTGCGAAACACCTTCTCCGCCTCGTACATTGGCATCACTGCAGGCTTCCCATCGGGAGCTACGTACTGCATAACCTGGCGAACAGCAGGATCATCAATCGTAAGATCCTCACGCTCAAGAATACGCTGCGCCGAAGCACGGTACGGCTCAGCGATATCAGCGATATCCTCACCTGCGTTAATGCGGTCAGCCCAACCGGGATACGAGCCGGCAACATAGGTGCGTCGAAGATCACCCTTCACGTCGTCAACCGTACGATCACCGCGAACAATATCCTGAGTGTAACGTTGCAGCATGTTGTCGGTAAGTTGCACACCATTGTTACGGGACCAAGCGCGAAGATCGTCCAGGGTGCTACGGACGGTACCGTAAGCTTTGGCTTCTTCTGCTAGGTTTACGTCCTTAGCAATAAGGTTAGCGGTGCTTTCCTGAATGATCTGCGAACGCATCTCGGCAGATAAGCCAGAAACGTTAGTTCGGTTAGCTCCACTGCCGCCGGATACTGAAGGATTGCGCTTCTCCGCTGCGCGAACCCTGGATAGAATCTTCTTGAATTCGGCATCCGTAACATCTCGACCGATAAGGGTTTGTGCCTGATCGTTAGCGAGACGCAGAACGTCCTCGTCATTAAGAACCGTAACAGTAGAAACTGGACCAGAGTATGCACGAGAACCGCCACCAGGACCAGCAGCAGAACCCATGGTACCAGGCTCAACATAAGGGCTCTTACCCTCATTGATGTCCTGGTACGCGAGCTCGCCAGGGGTAGCGACAACACCGGACTTAGAGCGACTGGCAGACTTGGTTACATACTTCTTGTAGACGCTTTCAGCCGTAGTGTTGCCACCCTTGGCATCAGCCATCCCCTGAAACATGTTGCGTTGCCAGTCGGGAAGATCCGTAAACAAGTCACTAGCATCAGCCTTGCTTGCCCACATGTTGTAAAACGGGTTGTTAGGATCGCCGGCAACTGGCGCTCCAGCACGGCCAACATCGCTCGGTCGGGTGTAGCCGGGAATGGGTGCCTCTATCCCAGGCTTGGGAATAAAGGCCATGCCCTGATTGGGTACAGGAACTCCAGAGAAAACTTTCTTCGTCAATCCGTCTGCTGGATTACCTGCATCAGCAGCAGTATCATTCAACTCATTCGTGAAGTAGTCGGGCCTAACTCGGGGCGGCGGCTGAACCTTTGACGGGCTAGGCTTTGGACTCGGTGATGCCGAAGGGATAGGTGTGGACATTATCTAAGGTTTCCTTCACTATCAGCGTCAAGAAGAACATAAAGAACCTGCCGAATAAACATTGCAGCATTGGGATCGTCTTCAGAAATAGACTTCAAAGAATTAAGCAACTCCGACTTGTAGCCACTCTTAGCAATTCTTTCCGGTTCAGAAGAACCAGTAATTTCCGTCATGCGAGTCTTGAAGTAGTCGTATGTATTCATAGCCTCAGCGATGTATTCAACTGACTTCGGGATATCCTCGCCAAACTTTCCGGCATAGTAGTCGTCAACCATGCGACGAACACTCTCGGGATTATTACGGTTAATGGCTTCAGCTTCCCAGCCACCGTAACCGATGTTCTCCTTCATGTATGCTGCAAGACCAGGGAAGTCTGCGAAGATTTTTATCTTGGCATTCTTCCATGCGTTTTCTGCGGCACTAATCTGACCTTGGTCAGTGGCCTCGGCAAGAGCGTTACGGTACGAACTGCTGGCTTGACGGTAATAGTAGGCACCATCAGCGTAGCGAAGGCGGCGACTAAAGTCAGTGATTGAGGCAGAGCGAACAAGACCAGCCTGCTCGGCCTGATCAATCGCGGCAATCGTGAACTCACCCTCGGTGGGTGCCAGGAAGTATGCCGAAGAGGGATACTTCTTGATAACCGCCTTATTGTCCTCAGCAAACTGGAATACCGTATCAAGGTATCCAATCTCCGGAAGACCCTTTAGTTCATCCCCACGCTCACGCTGAGAAACATTCCACGTCGTGTAGTTGATACCATAAATGCTGACACCTTCCTGCAGTGCCATACCGTAGGGATCGGTTTCTCCAGCATCACGGAACTTTTGCACGCGATTCTTGTAGTCGGAAGACATGCTAGGCATACCATACGTACGAGCAAACGTAGTAACATCATTCTCCATCACCTGCGGTGAGGCTTGGTAGAAGAAAGAGTTTACAAAACGTGAAGCAAGAATGTTAGTAGCAACAGTTGATACTGCCTTCTGTACTTCATCCTGCGTCATATCATCACTAGTGAGATCGGGAAGTTTACCCGCTGCGTCAAGAACCTTGATTCCAGCCATGTACGCGCTTGCGTACATAGTGTTGCGCTCATCGTTATCAAGTGCAGCAAGGAAACGAACTATCGGTGCAGGGAGTGAAGATTCAACAATGCTCTTGCCGACAGCGTACTCGCCAAGAATATACTTTTCGACAGAAGCAAACTGCGGAACAATGTTAAGCACGGTCTTAACGCCAATGGCGGCAAGAGGTCCACTTAGCATCGGCATTGCCGCGTTTGGATCAAACGAGGGAGCAAGCATCTTTACTTTGCCACCGAACACAAGAGGAACCGAACCAACGAACGAGTCGTTTCCACCAGTGAGCCACGACGTAAACCGACCGATGGTATTATTCATCAGGCCGTCGCCAGGATACATGAAATACTTATCGCCGTACTCATCCGTGTGGATGAAACCCTGATCCTCAAGCGCATTCAATGTCAGTGCTGCCTTGTAGAATCCGATAGGCTCAAACTTAGCCATACGGTATACGCGACGGTAGAAGTCTTCCGTGGCACGGTAGTATCGAGCCCAGTTACGCAAACGCCAAGCAAGGATGGTCTGGTTAGCCGGGTTGTCCGTGTACGACAGCATCACCTGAGTGGCGCGATCAAGTGCATGGCGATGAACCGTATCCTCTGCAAGGTCAGCGCCCATGTCACGAACTAGTGCCTGCTCATAGCCAAGAAGTTGCTTACGCTCACGAAGGTAGTTAGCAAAGAAGATAGGCTCACGGGAGATACGGTTTACCGTATTACCCATCATCTGCCAAATCTTGTCCGAAAGACTCATGTCAAGTTTGATGGCCTCAAGTTGAGTCTCGCGACCAAGAACATACTTAGGCATGTCCTTTCCGTCTAACTTCATTAGATCGGATACGGAGATAGGTGCTTCCCACTTGCCATTACTTTGCGTAGCAAACTTAACGATACGAGTACCATCGCCCATGTCCATTACAAACTTTGACCAAAGCTCGCTATTGAACGAACCATCACGACGACTGAAAAGATTCAGAACATCCTGAACATAGCGTCGCGCAAACTCGTCGTCAGTAACTGCCGTACGCATGTCATAGAATGCAGCAAGACGCTGCTTGTAACCGTACTTAGTGTCACGGGCAATCTCATCAGCGACTAGACGTATAGCCAACTCGGGATCATCAAGAGCTTCCATGGCGATCTTACCAATGGAACCATCTGCCATGATGGTGCTACGAATGTTGCGGTGCCAGTAGGTGAAACGTGAATAGTTATTCGCACCCTCGCCAGACATCTGAATATCCTTGTACTGCCCACGGGGGTAGACAATGATGCTTTCATCGCTGATCATTCCACGATTCACAGTGCCGGCAATGTCTGCACCAGGAACTGTACCGTTACCAAGGTGTGCTGCTGATTCAGAAATCTCATCAAGCTTGGAGTATGCTGCACTGCTGCCAGCAAACTTCTTCAGGAACCGCTGCTCTTCCTTGCTAAGCAGGCGACCAGTCTCAAGACGCAGAACCGCACGAACTGACAAGTCACGCAGTTCGTTAAGGTTTCCCTCAAGCATCGCTGCACGAGCCTTAGCCACCTCATCCGGATCAAGATTCGGACGGATCAAAGAGTTCCACACGCTGTACGGATTAGCGTCATTGAAAAACTTTTCCGTGGTCTTACGACGAGAACGTGCAAAGATTCCAAGACCCTGACCGCGAGCCTCACGGATACCCTTAGCGATACCGAAACCCTTAATGGCATCCATGAGATAGCCACCAGTGAGGGCGTAAAGGGTCCAGTCCTCCATGGCGTTACGGGTTGCGTATCGTGGACCCATAAGGTTCAGAAGCGACCAGTAGTTGACGATCTCGGTTGCAACACTCTGGCCGCCAGTAACACCACGAACAGCATTGATAAGCGCGTTACGCTTAGTGATACGCTGAAGCTCGTTCATGTTTGGCACAGACAGGTAGTCGCTCGTCTGCCAAAGATGCAAGGGATGCTCAATGCCGTTGAAGTCCGACGGTGACGCACGAAGAATGTTGTCGCCAACTTGACTCACGTCAAAGAGTGCCGGATTAACGCCATCCACCGCTGGTGCAAGGAAGTCATCAAGAGCCGTAACAGTCTCGCCCTCAACAATGCTAACTGACGACGGAGAAAATCTAACATCGTCGCGAGTTCCAACACTGAAAGTCTTCACGTACTCGCCAACACTCATGTGCTGATCGTTCGGAAGTCGAAGAACCATGTCCTTAATGTCTTCAAATCCACGAGCGTAAGTAGAAGTACGGACGACACCAATCCACATCAGAACGCGCTCTGCCTGAGTTCCGTTACGCCATTCGTCGGCAAGCAATTGGGCCTGATGCCTGGGTAGGTGCATACGGGCATACTTGTAGAACACGTCTGTGTCGCGTGCATCCTTAGTGTAGATGCGTGCCGTACCAGGAGTAGTTGAAAGAAGTCTGGTTGTCTTATCCCAGGCTGCAGCAATGTTCCTGATGGGGGAAAATCCCACACCCTTCGGACCCAACCGTGCCTCGGTACCAATTCGCTCGGCCTGCTCGTTTAGCATCATTCCGAAAGACTTGTTCGGATCGTTAGCGTCACCGAACAGTCTCTGCACGTCACGGTCACGAGTGGAGATCCTGCCGGTTGCCGCACCAGAAACGTTACGTCGAAGATTACTTACAGCGAGCATACGATTCTGGGGAAGTAGTGGCTTAGAGCGACGGGCACCCTGCTGTCCAAGCATACGACCAAAGACTGTGCCGCCCTCAATATCGGCAACTTGCCGACCAGCCTGACCCTTTGGGAGAAGCCCGACCTCTTCCATGCCAGCAACCTCGGCACGAGCAATCTTAGCCATACGGTTAGTCTCATTGACGTATGCAATAAACTCTTCTGGAGTATGAACCTTAGCTTTGGCAAGATCCATAAGAAGATCCTGCGGAAAGTAAGTCTTGTAGTTATCTGCCAGTTTCTTGCCCAACTTGGCAGTGCTCTGACCTGCTTCGCGTGCAGCATTGTAAGAAGCAATATCTGCGGTCATGGTCTTCAGGTACGAGTTGACCGTGGGCATAGTGAGAGCCTTCTCGACACTCTCGGCACCAGCAGTAGAAGCGAGCTTCTCAAGGCCAAAGCGAGCACCCCGGTACACGCGATAAAACTTGCTGCCAATAATCGTCGGATCAAAAACCACAGACGATACTACGTTAATACCCTTGGACATTCCTTGCTGAAGCATGGAGCCACGCCAAGCAGAGTTAATGTCAATTGGCTCACCAGTGACAGGGTTATTTGTAGTAAGAATCGCACCGAAGTCACTAGTTGAAGCAGTGTCCAACTTATCGGCAAGAGTCAGGATTCTCTCCTGCTCTTTCTCGCGAAGCGGGTCGTCAATAACACGCTGCGATAGAAGTGCAATGTACTCTGCGCGAGCAGGATCATTGACATACTTCTGGCTAATCGTGGTAATCGGAGTCGGGTCTCCCTCAAGGGAGGCCTGCTTGATCTCCATGATTAGATCAACTGCAACGTTACCGTACTCTTTACGTGCAGCATCAAGAACAGCGTTGTCGGTCTTGCCTTCAGCCGTATCTTCCCAGTAGAAGAAAGGATCAAGAATGTTATCAAGTCCAGGGACCCGTCCTTGACGCTTGTCCTCGGCGGAGCCGTAAGCGTATGATGCAAGCGTGTGCATGGTTCCCTCGTAGATGCTATCCACACCACGCATGAAGCCAGTTGCTAAGTCAGCTACTCCACCACCGAAACCCTGAGCTAACTGACGGGCTGGACCGTAGGTTGTTTCCTCTTCGGTAGCAAGACGCTGATCACGCTTACGTCGCTCAACTGAATCGCGAGCATACTCCTGCTGCGAATTAAGAATATCGTTAACTACCGCACGCTGAGCCTCGGGAAGCGACAGGAAAATGTTGACCTGGCTCTGAGCAGTGACGGCAGAGTTGATAGCGTCAGCAGCAGTCCATGCTGCAGAGAAGTTGACCATGCGCCGAACGTCAGCCTCGGTCAAATCTGGAGCCTCAAGCATTGCCATGGCGACACTCGGGTAACGCTGAACCGGAATAGCAATACGGTTATTCCAGTCAGCAACCTTAGCGTTAGCCTCTTCAAGCTTCTTCTTCTGAAACTCGCTGCGCTGAGTCGCTGCTGCAGCACGAACTGCAGGATTAGCGGGTATGCCAGTCATGCCAGGAAGTAAAGGCTTAGTCGCGTCTTCCTTAGCGCCAAGAGCCTTAGAGTATTCCTCGGCAGCAATCCAACGATCTTGGTTTGCTTTGTATGAACCAGTATCGGCAGGCAGAAGATTCTTGAACTTTAGTTCGTCCTCAGTTGCCGCAAGAATCTGGCTATCTCGCTCTTTCACTGCTGGAGCCGGGGTACCATCCTGAAACTTCTTTGCTGGTGCCGGCGTTCCATCACTGAACTTATTGATAGCCAATTACCAACCTCGGCTAACAGCAAGGCGATAAAATTCGCCAATATCGCCTTCTTGATCGTACGGCAAAAGCTTCTCCAAAGTCTGAGCGAGGCTACTCGTGGGGCGTGCGCTCGGAATAGAGCGATAGCCAGGACCAGGACCAACATCCGAACCAGCAGTAACAGGCTCATCGGGACGAGTAGTAGGGGAAAAGATTGGGGTAGCCGTAATGGCTGCCTGCTTGCCAGTAGTCTTAGCCTGACGCTGCTTAACAGCAGGAGAGTTTGCTGAACGGGAAGCGGCAAGCGGTGCAGCCTGCTGCATCTCGTTAAAGTCAGAATTCTCTCCGTAACCCATACCGGTCATGGGTGAGGTCTGCTGTTGCGGTCCACCATCAGTACGACGGGAAAGAGCGCCAGGACCAGAAACGGCTGCAGGACTATTCGGGGTGCGGCTTCCGCCATGACCGTTAGCCATCTTCGCCTTCCAATCTCACGATACGCTCGTGTATAAGCTTCTCATCGAAGGTGACAGTAATATCGTCATCTTCATCATCGTCTTCGTAATCTCCATCGGAGGGCTGCTCCAACATACCGAACCGGTACAACTCCAGAAGCGTGTTATGCCACACCTCGGCAGTACGGTTGGTGATATCGCGAGCAACGTCAGGCGACCATGAACAGCCCTCCGCGACCATCGCTACACGGATATCGCCATATGAAATGTGACAGTGAATGTCGTTCGATAATCCGCGCATGATGCTCCCTCTAGTTACTTGTTCTTTGAACCCTTGACACCAGGCGTGATGTGACCGAAATGGGTCTCACCCTGCTTTGCGCCACCGTTCGACTGGACCTTCTTCTCAGAAATCGGTGCTGCCGTAGGGGCTGCTCCGTGGCTTCCGCGACCAGGCTGTGCCATGTGTTTCTCCTTTACCACTTAACTTTGTTAGCCCAATAGGCTGCTGACATTTTACCTTTAGCAATGTTTTCAGCATGGCGAGCCTTAAACGAAGCTTGACGCTTAGTCGGTTGACGGTCACCCGTCACGCCCTGCTGCCCGAAACGAATAGTCTTCACCTGATCGCCTTCCTTTGCCACAACAACGTGTGACTTAGTGGGATGACTAGGTGTGCGTTTCGGCTTGTTATAGCCTTCAACACCTGCACGCTCCAGGCGTGAATCCTTTTTACTTGCCACGACTTGCTCGCATGTTATCGACAAGGTTCGGGTAAGGACGACCCGCCTTCTTCGCTGCAGCCTTCGCCTTAGTCTTCTGTGCCGGAGTCATTGGAGTGGACTTCTTCTTCGGGTTTGGCTTATCCCAAACGGCTTTCTTGGCTGCCACTACTTCTCCTTGGAGTCTTCCATTTCCTCATGCGAGGTCCACGGCTTAGCCATCGGGTCATACGTGGGAACAGAAGCGGCCTGCGGAATACCGCGACCCTGGCCCATCTTCTTGCCACATCCACACTGCATACACATAACTACTTACCCTTCTTCATGGTCTTCTTGGCGGCAGGCTTAGACTTGCCAGCCTCAGACAGCGCGATGGCGATAGCCTGCTTCTTGTTCTTCACGACTGGACCCTTCTTGCCACTATGTAGCGTTCCAGTCTTGAACTCGTGCATGACCTTCTCAACCTTGGACTTCTTCTTAGCAGGCATTACACTCCCTAGATTGGTAGACGGCGTGAAACGCCAGCAGTAAGATTCGGTTCCCCACCAGCACCCAGGGAAGCCATAAGCATCTGAAGATCAGGGCGACCACCAGGTGACATACCAGCCTGACCGGGTGCAACACCACGCATCAAACCAGTTCCTTCACCGATACCTTCGAGGTTACCCCCGCCACCACCGGGGGGTACTTCACCTGGAGCGCCCATTTCTCCTGGGCCTGCTGCCATGGCTTCACCCGCACCCGGTGGCGTGGGAATCTCCTGCGGTTCAAACGCCTGTGCCACCACTTCTTCGATGGACTTACCACGTTGCCGACCGATAATAATGGCAGAGAGGCGTGACAGAATGTCGCCCGGATCTTGCCCGTTCTGGGCTAGTACCGGAATTGCCTGAGCATAGCCTGCAACGGCTTGCTTTAACGCGTCCCGCATCTCTTCGATGTCAACACGCTGTTCCTCTTCGGTCGCGTTCAACGCGAATGGCATCTGCCTACGCAGGAAGTCTCGTGAAATGAGACGATCACCTCGTGCCTGGAGACCAAACACGAGAGCACGGTTGGGGTCAAGTCCGGCCATGAGACCGTACTGGACATCGACCGTATGGTCACCCTTGATGTCCTTGCTGGGAGTGTACTTGATTTCATACGGGGTGCCGTCGGCATTGCCACGCATGACCTTCTTCATGTCACCGAAGAGCTTCTCGTCAACTTCGAAGCACATCATGATCAGGTCACGGATGGACCTGGCGAACATGGACTGGCCGGTACGGATCTGCGTATCAAAGCCAGACATGAGTGCCTGAACGCCACGACCCGTGACAGTGGAACCGTCTACCTCGCCACTACGGGCGTTGGGGTAGCGTGAACCCTGGCGAAGTTCCTGATCCAGTACACCCTGTTGGGCGAATGCTGCCTGCGGCACCTCAATGGGTACGCGGCGAACACGGTCACCGTTAGCGGTACGGATAATGGAGTCCGAACCGAATGCGAGTTCTTGTGCGTCGGGCGGCAGAACGATAGGTGCCTGGACTGCCTTCTGTGCAGCCTCAAGGGACAGCAGTGCGAAGCGTGCCTTAGCAACCTGCACTGCGAGAACGTCATCGAACTGTCCATGCGAGTCGTCGTCAACGCCAGGGCGCTGAGTCCACACAACCATGCACTGACCGATGGGGTTCTTCGCCGCTTCAAGGACGAGACCGTTCTGGTCCTGTGCCAAGTACAGTACGTCTACGTGCTTGTCGTGGTAGCGAACTACCTCTACGCGGTCACTGCCGGCACCTGGACGCTCAAGAGCTCCCTTAGCCTCGGGGTACATGCCAAGTAGTTCGTCGCGAGTCTTGTAGAACGTGAAGTAGCAGGCTTCGACGTTGCCCCAGCGGTCGAAGACGGGGTAGGAGCCGATGGAGTCGAAGAACTTGATGCGCGGTGTCATCTTGTTCATGTCGATCTCGACCATTGCGGGGACGAAACCGTACGTGAAGTAGCGGTCGGCAGCGGTGTACATCTGCTTCTGCATGTCCGAGATGTCAACGTAGCCGTTAACGATCTTGGTGCGAATGTCAGCGAACTCGCGTGCCTTGTCCGAAGTCATGGACGAAGCTGAGCAGTTGAATGAGGGCAGTGGTGCCAGTACCTCGGCAAGGTCACGTGCCGCCACGTCCACCATGTTCGCTACAATGCCACGATCAAACGGGCCATCGGGGAACAGTTCGGGGTACACGTCGCGCATACGGCCCTGGCGTACAGCGAGAACGTTCTGCATACGCTGGTCGCGCTCTGAGAACCGTGACTTCAGACGGTCGTACATGGAACGAATGGTGGCAAGGTCGGCGGGACCGGCAGTTGCCTGCACGTTGCCGAACATCACCACACTGTCCTTATTGTAACGGTTGTAGTCCGTCAAGATTCCTCCTAAGCCCCGACCGTCATCCAAGCCCGACGGGCCTCAAGGTCAACAAGATCAATAGTTATTTGCCCCTTCTTGTCCCACGGTGTGAGGAAAGGGTTCTTTGTGTTATGTTTCGCGAAGTTACTGGCGAGTAACACTCGGTCTCGGCAAGCCAGTTCGGCAAACCACAACGCCATAACAATGTCAGTCTTCTGACCCTTGGGTGCGCTAGGTGCCCAAGTGACAAGCTGCTCAATAAACTGCTTCATTGACTCTTGACCCTGAGTGGACGGCAGTTCAATCATCTGATTACCGTCCTCATAGCCTGAGAACAAGGTAGTCATCGCTGCCACACCGAAGTCCGAGTCGTGCTTGTTGGCACCGGTGAAGTGGGGTCGAATGATAGTTCCACGGTTAGAGCAGAACTCGTTCACTTCACGATCATGCACCAGGAAGCCCTGGAAGCCGTTCTTCTCGATACGCCATTCAATGATCCCGTACTTATCGGTCCACTGCTTGATCACATCGCGGATACCCTCGGGGCTTGTGCCAGCCTTATTGTATACATCCAGCACATACCGCTTATTAGTGGTCAAATCTAGGCCGATACATACAGCGGCAGTACAGCCCGAGGTGGCGGGGTCTAGGCCAGCCATGACGACTAGCCCTTCCATGCCACGTTCGCGGCAGTTCACCATACCCTTCGGCATAATGCCAGCCATGCGGTTACCGTTAATAGCGGCACGCACCGCATCAGGGTGGAATACTGCATCGTCAGCAACCTGCTGCTGCATGTACACCATGGCCCAAGCCCTAGGCGACACGCGCTTACGCTTCTTAGATAGACGAACACCGTCCCACTTCGGGAACCATCCATCTTCATCAGGCTCTAGAGCCTCGCCCTTAGCCCCAGCTTCAGGCTGGTTAGAACGAGGCCAGAGGGTAACCCAATCCTCAACCCGGTCATTGAACTCTAGTACCGCTGGCATAGCCAGGTACGACCAGGGAGACTCATCATCGGGGTACCGAGACGGGTCATGAAGTTCAGAATACAGATCCTTACTGGACAGGCGGGTACCTACCACCAGCATCGTGCCCGAGGCACTAATACGGGAGATAACTTCCGACTGCAGCCAGTGAATCTGCTTGTCATACTCGTGGGCATTGGTCATATCCACGCAGTCATCCATGATGATCAGATCAGCACGGGCACCGTATACGTGCCCACGAATACCCAGAGCTTGTACCGTTGGGTCTTTTTCACCCGAATCGCGTGCATTGTCCGATATGTAGATCATGTTCTGATTCCACGCCTCAGACTCCTTATCGAAGCCGCCCGGAGGGCCATAGGCGTTAATCATCTCCTGATAGCGGGGATGCGTAAGTCGCGTCTTGATCGCGTACAGCATCTTCTTCGCCATCTCCGCAGTCTTAGAAATCAAGATCACGCGGATATTGGGGTCCATCGCAATACGATACGTCACGTAGTTGATCGTGATGGAAGTGGTTTTGGCGTGCTCGGGTGGCATATTCACCATAACCAGGTCGCGTTCACCCGGCAGCCAAGTCATTGCTGGGTGTCTCCAAGAAGGCTCATTGCCCTCGATTAGATCCACCACATTCTGCATATGCGGGAAAACACGCGCACCAAGATACTTCTCTGAGAACTCCGGAAAGGACATCTCCTCGCCACGCTCCGAAGAGCCAAGCTGCTGCATGTTGCGTATACGGGTCACTGCCGACAGGAACTCGGCATCATCCCTACGCCACCGCTCATACGCCGTCTGATGCCGGCCCACCTTAATGAGGGCATCCTTGACGGTAGAACCCGCAGAAATCTCTTTCAGAAACCGCTGCTTAATTTCGACCAGCGGCTCGTTAGCCTTACGACCAGGAGCCGCCATGATTACTTGCCCTTCTTGTGCGGTTCAGTCTTGTGATACTTCTTGCTAGCCGCAACACCCTGCTTCACGGTCTTAGCGCCAGCCTTCTCAGTGAGATTAATCTTGTCCCACTTCTTACCACTAGAACCAGCATGATCGACAGTAACCTTCTTACCGTCCTTCTTGAAAGTATGCTTCACGCCAGTAATCTTGACCGTCTTCTTCTCAGCCACGGCGTTCCCATCAGTAAGTAGTTGTCCACAAGTACCCGCAATCGCGAGGTGGGGTCAAAGCCTCGGCCATCCTAGTAGCCACGGTGCGGGTCAAAGCCGTGGCGTACCGTACACCAGAACCCCGCAATAGCCTCGGCGTAGCCAGAGACCAGAAGGGGTCAAATAGAGGCCCCAGCAAGGGGCACAGCTATGGTCCCGGCGAAGCAAAGATTTTATCCGTACCGTACTACGCCAAAGGCTCCGTACAGTAACCGTGCCGTACCGTACTCCACTAAAAGTTCCGTACAGTACGACCCCCGTAGGCTCCGCCCCTAGTGAGCCCCAACGGGGCGAACCCTACAACTATATATCCGTGTCAAAATAACTAAACTGTGACACTTTTTTATGTAAAATCTTTCAAAAGTGATACACATCACATCCATAACCGTACTAAAATAGGACAATACAGGACACCACAGCAGGAGGCCAGAATAGTAGACAAGATTACAGATATACTATTATTACCGCTATAGGGACCCCTAAAACACAAACACCCAGGTCAAGTCTGTAGGGTTTGGGGTACGGTCGCGCGAGCCTTTCCTACTAAGTCTGTAGGGATAGTGTGTGGGGGTAGGGGGTAGCTTGTGTCCGTGCCATAGTATACTAATTCT